GTGGAAGCCATTTCAACACTTCAAGAGTGTCTTTGGTGCCTCCGCACAATCGTGCGCGGCGACAATCCATAGCGAGTCTTCGGGTATTTACCCTACGGACCACGCTACAGGTATCGCTGCTCACATCTGTGTTGGTTATGACCGATGGATCGGTTTTAACTACTCTCAACCCTTCGGTGTAATAGGTCGATTCCAAACCGACCTCCCACCGTTCTTAACAGCGGAATCAGACGGGAGTTTTGTAGCTCCCCCTGCCAACTACGACGACTTGATGCAGCGAGGCCTAGCCTCAATTCTACCTATCGTCAAAGCTGACCTGAGTCTCCCCAACTTTATTTATGAGTTGAAGGATTTTCGGGCTCCGATTAAGAAAATAGCTGCCGTGCTACGTAGTCCCTCGTTTTTAGGCGAGGCTGCGCGGGCATGGAGGAAAACATACTCCCAACTCGGGAGGATGACCTTTAAACAGCTACTTCAAGGGTATGCAGGACATTACTTGAACCTCAAGTTCAATATCCTGCCTCTAATCAACGACATAGCTAAGATCCGTTCAGCTATGTCACGAACCGAAAGTCGAATAAACGACTTCGTAACTCGTGAGGGCAAGCCCCAGAATCGGCATTTCGCCTTTTCCTGGAGCGAGTTCACGAACTCGACGGCATCCGTTACTGGCGCCACCCCGGGGGCTACTAGCCCCTTTGATGGTACCGTGTGCGGTGCTTCTCGATCAGTGACCTATGAGCCTTCCGTGTTCCACATGCAAATTCAGTATAATTACAATTATACTGCGTACCAAAGAGAGAATGCTCTCTTGCTGAGCCATCTAGATGCACTGGGTCTTAATTATAACCCAGCAATCATCTGGAATGCTCTTCCCTGGTCCTTCGTTGTTGATTGGGTACTCGGCGTTGGCCGATACCTCGATCAGATGAAGGTTACGCATATGGAGCCGGTGATTAACATACGCCGCGCGTTATGGTCAATTAAGAGGTCCAGGACGATATCCGTTGTAAAGCGGACGTCGCCCGCAAGGGCCCCACTGGTTAGCCTAACGACAGTTAAGTTGCCCGATGTAAGAGAGACTGCTTATCGCAGGTCTCTCTTCTTCCCGGCAGCCAGCTCGATTCAATCGAGCGGACTGAACTCTACCGAGTTTAGTCTCGGTGCCGCTCTCGTGATAGCACGGAGACGGCGTTGACAACTTCAGGTTGTAAACCTGACAGGCATCCGCCTGAACCAAACGAAGCATGCTGCCTAACACGCTAAACACAAACGAGATCAAGAACTCGGCCGGTACGGAGGTTGAATTCCAACGTATCGACACGGGTCCGGGCCGTACGACGGTGTTCGCCCAGATTGGGGAAACACTGTCGCTGCCGCTCCGGCTCAGTATTAAACACACTGAGACCGGCACGGGCATTA